AGCATCGATTCGGTGCCGTCGTAGTTCGGTGCTTTCAAGTCGTAGAGCGTAACCGCTGGATGCCGTGCCGCCGATTCGGAAAGCGGACGGAGGCAGGCCATAGCGGATTAATAGCCGTGATAGCTTGTCTTTGAGCACGTCCAACAGTTGCGGTAAGGTATTCGGGGGGGCTACAAAATAGAATTTCCCCGAAGCTTCTCCGGCCGTAGGTGCTGGGATTTTCAAAACAAGGCTTGGGTCGATAACAATTTCAGAGTTTCCAGACCAGTTTTCCGCAACGGGAATTCCGAACGACTGAAGCCTTGCAAGTTGGTTGATGTAAGTTAATAAAATATCGATTTCAAGCTGCGCCGTTACCAGCTCTTCGGATAATTCAGGGAAATACGTTCCTTCGGGTAGTTGCGCGCGAAGGATTGCGAACGGAATTATCCCGTAAGGATTAATCATACCGGGGTTCGTTTCCGGGTCCGCTGAACGCTGGTTCCCGTTTGCATCGAAAATAAACGCGTAATCGTTACTCCAATTAACATAATCAACGATATCTTTGTAATTAACGCTATCGTACCATTCCCGGCGATAAATCAATGCATCGGCTTCCTCCGGGTCTTCGTCTTTTTGAGCAACAAATAATTGTCCTTGATGAAATACCCGAAACTTGAATTTTTGGCGTTCGCTATCCCAGATCGGATGAAGCGCCGATAATTCAACCGCGTTTGCATACACTTCCCATTTTTTCATCGCAACGCCTAACATTCCATCCGCCGTTACTTCATCAATCATGGCCTGAATGTTTTCGTCGTCGCAGGAAAATACAGGGGTTTCATCGATAACGTTCGAAAGTTTGTCTAAAACGCCGCGTGTAACATTATCGATGGATATCTGGAGTTTTAAATCATTATAATTCTTAAATATTCTTTTGATTTCAGCTTCTACATAAGCTTCGTGTTTTCCGTTGTAGAGGTCTATGATTTTTTGCGCGTCGGTTTGGCGTGCGATATTCCGGGCCATGCCCAATTCCGCCCGCAACCGCGCAAGGATGAACTCAAATTCTGTCATAGTATATAGCTCCTTATGATTGCGTCCATTGTGCTGCAACGCGGACTGGGTGCAGGAATTCGCAAGCGTATTTCAATGCATCCGTAATATGTTCGAAGCCGTCTTCTGCTGGTATCGATGTTTCAGGCTTATAACAATGTCGTTCAAGCGCGCCTATAAGCGTTTTGCATTTAGGCGAAATAAGTAAATGCTTCGAACCATCGGCGGCGCAAAGCCTTGAATTTAACGCGTTTATTCCATCTTTCAAGCTAACTTGCGACCGTGCGTATACTTTTAAGCCCCCAGCGCGCAGAATAGCGTGATCGGAGAACCCTACAGGCGCGGATGTTTTGCGACATTGACCGGCTGGATCGGGGTAAACATCAACAACGCGGCTACCGTATCGGTTTCGTACTTCATCTATGACTTGCTGCGTGTTTGAATTCGGGATAACGATTTCGTCGATAACGTATGTCATCTGCGGAGTATCGTAGAAAATCACGCCAGACATAGGATTGACGTTGAAATCAAGCCCAAGCGATAAAGGCCCGCCGTATACCGGGGCTTCGCCTATGTTTCGCTTTTCGAACGCGTAATAGACTCTTCCGGATGCATTTTCAAAGCTTGCTTCGTATTCCTGTTTAAATGTTCGGGGGTCCATAGTTGCGCGGGCGTTTGCTATTTCCTCCGGCGGCAATACTTCGGCGGACGGCCATGAAAAAAAGCCCCAATCGGAATACATTGAAGGGAACGAAGAGAGATCGTATAAAAAGCCAAGCCCGTTTGGAACGCCGAAGAGAATAGCCCAGCCGCGCCTATCCGATAAACAAGGCCGTAAATGCTCATCCCAGAATGCTTGTTTTATATCGTCGACTTCATCAACTAAGAATCCATCCCACGGAGATCCTTCGACGCGCTGCGGCTTATCCAGCCCTACGACGTGGATTTCGCGGTTATTAAATAATCGAACCATCAATTCACTTTCCGACGTCGCTACCCGTATCCCTTCGGTCATCGCTTTTAAATCATCCCAAAAGATGCTTTTCGCTTGGGCGTAAGTAGGCGCGCACCAAGCAAACCTTGCTTTTTCGCTATGGTTTAAGTTTTGAAATATCGCCCGGTATACGCCTTTTCGCTTGGCGCGTTCCGTTTTTCCCGAACGCCTACCAGCCGCGCACCCGATAAAACGCTTTTGGCATTGCGAGAATGCAAGCCCTTGGGGGTTCTCCCGCAACGGATAAAGTCTTGCATTCATCTTGAATTGCCCAGCGCGGTTGCAAAATCAGCGATGATTGCTTTAACTTGATCGGAAGACATTCCTTGCGATTCATCATCTTTTTCACGCCATTTACCGCGCGTTTTCAGGAAAAATATAGCGGCGGCTACGTGGCCTTTGTCGTTACGATCCATCGCGGTTTGATACAAAGTTTTAGCGACCGAAGAAACCATTTTAGCCGTGCCCATCTCTAACTCTTCGGAGCAATATTTTTTAATCGTTTTAGCGGATAGGCCGACGATATAAGCTATTTGTTCGTGGGTTAGGCCAAACCCGGCGCACTCCAAAATAATGCGCCTTGTTTCATCTGATATTTCGGCTCCGGGTCTGCCGGGTCTTCGGGCCATAAAACAATCCCCCAAAATATATTTCTACATTTAGCCTGAAACATATACGGGGGATAGCCAAGATCAACAAGATAACCAGATTAATTCCGAATAAAATAAAATCCACCGCTAACGGTGGAATATAGAAGAGCTTTCTGATAAAAACATACATTAGTAATAATATTTGACAACAGAGTCTTGTATTTATGCTTAGCTTCGGTTATCATCCTTCTATGCTCTTTGAAACTAGTATCGGGTTGTGCAACAAATTTTCCTCGTTGCACGTAAAACTAGAAAGGATTCCTTTGTGTCTGAAAAGATCATGTAACTAAATTAGACATTTTATGTCAAGGGCATGATTGCAAGGCTTTTAACTGGACACAAAGAAAACAAAGTAGCTGGTGAGTTCTTAACCGAATAACCAGTAGAGGCACTGGGTTTATGCCAAATAGATGCTCTGTCTATTAAAGGAATTTAATAATTGTGAATAACTTTATTAAAAACCATAACCTTGCGAACTTCATATTTGTAGATTCTCATCACTTGCCCCCAAGCAGACTGCGTTTAAAATTGGCAATCGCTTCGATTCGCGCGCAGGCGAGATCGCTCTCATCATCGCTGCCGACGACGATATCCTCGCCGATCCGCTGCTCGCAGGCCGCGTGGCGAAGAGCGTCCCTCAGCGAGAGGGGGAGATCCACGTATTCTTGGCCCTCACAGAGGCAAGAGGGCTCATCTGTCCGCAGCGACATAACGCCCCAATGATCCTCGTCGATAGGGTTGCCTTCAGCGACATAAGCCTTGACCAACTCAGTAGCGCTCGCGTATTCATTGCCGCCCATCCGATACATTTTACTCATTTTCGTTTTCCTCCTCTTTTCTGGTTCATCTGAACCTATTATTATTATAACATATATATCCTAATTGTCAAACATTTTTTTTTTCAACATCTTGTTTTTTATTTTTCGCGCGAGTATCATAGGGACAGAAAATGAAAGAAACAAGACAAACCCTGAATAAACGCGGCGAAGTCGAAAATCGCGAGTTTAACGTTCGCCGCCAGCCGAAGCGAAGCTGGCAACCTACCCGCATAGACATGCAGCGGGCCTTGCGACATATCGACAAGTTGGCGAAAATGGCGCAAAAGCTGCCGGGCTACGACTCATCCGTGGCCCTCCAGCTGAACGTAGGCAAGTCGCTCCGGTTCCTTGAAATTTATTCCGCACGTATGGAGGAAGACTATGAGCGGCCCATTTAAGCGAACCTACGGATCATCCGCCCTCATCAGCACCTCCAGCAACTTGCTTTCCACTCACTGACTTCGCCGCAAATTCAATCCGAGCCCGAGCTATTTCAACATACTCGGGCTCTTTCTCGATCCCGATGAAGTTGAACCCTTCGAGCATAGCCGCCTTGCCGGTGGAGCCGGAGCCCATGAAGGGGTCGAGGACGATTCCGCCGGGCGGAGTGATAAGGCGGCATAGATAGCGCATAAGGTCGGTGGGCTTAACCGTGGGGTGATTATTATAATTATTTGGCATCATCTGATCGGGCTGCCCACCGATGCCACTGCCCATTGTCGGTCTTGGCTTAGCCTCAAACTCAAACTCATCTAGCCCTTCATCGCGATCACGCTTGCTTGCCTTGGGGCAATAAAAGAAACGCGCGGCGGAGCCTGCCACGGTTTGCGGAAACAACGATGCAACCTCATCCTTTCCATCGTGGATAAGGTTAGCGGGCCATCTGCCGGAGGCATCAAAACCACTGCGGTCATATGCGGGGGCATAGTTGTAAACAGTGCCATTATACCTAGGCGTAGCATTATACCCACTTAGGCGACTCCACGATCTCTTG